AATGGCTACTTTGTGTTTACCCAACTAAAGAGAAAGTATAAACGTGGCTAGTATCTATAATGACATACGGGCAGCACTTGAAAACAAGTTAGCTAATACTGCTAGTTTGCCATCAGGCATAGCTTATGAGAATGTCTCATTTAGCCCAACGACAGGTACAAGTTACCTACAGACTAATTTCCTCCCGACACTCCGTAGACCCGCTGTAAGAGGTTTAAACCCACAACAGAGATACGATGGTGTGTTTGTTGTAACTGCCTACACCCCAGAAGGTAATGGCCCCGCCGCTGCTGATGCCTTAGCTAATACTGTATTAGAGGCTTTTGAAGCAACCACTAAAATCTCCTACACTGGGGATGAAACAATAACTGTATCTATTGACTACGCTGAGAGACAGCAAGGTTTCTTAGATGCGCCTTGGTACTACGTTCCGATTAATATCGGATGGTACGTTTATAATAATTAGGAGAATACATTATGGCCTTCGCACAAGGTTCTCGTTCCAGCCTATCGTTCATTGTGGAAAGCACATTTGGCACGACTCCTGCTGGTAACTTCCAAAACTTACCCTTCAGCACACACTCTTTGAACTTAACTAAAGATCGTGTAGCTGGTACTGACATTCAACCTGATCGTATGCCCCGTGTTGATCGTCATGGCAACCGTCAAGCTGCTGGTGATATTGTTGCTGACTTACGTGATGCTGATTACGATGCATTCCTAGAATCAGCTATGTTGTCCACTTGGTCAACTAACGTCCTTAAAGTTGGTACTACACCTAAGTTCTTCTCTATCGAAGACTACGCTGCTGACATCGACCAAGCTCGTTTGTTCACAGGTATGACAGTTTCTACTATGGGTATCTCTCTAGCCCCTAACCAGATGGTAACAGCTACCTACGGTATGGTTGGTAAGGACATGACTATTAGTGCTACTGAGAAGACACAGGATGCTGCATCAGGTGCTGCTCCCTTCGATGCCTACTCAGGTACATTAGCTATCGGTGACGTTGATGGTACGCCCACTACGTCAGCTATCGTAACTGGTATGGACTTCACTCTGACGAACTCCTTCGCACCTACTTTCGTAATTGGTAGTGATAGTGCGCCACAATTGGAAGTTGGTCGTGCTGAAGTTGAAGGTACTATCTCAGCTTACTTTGAGGATGCAGCCTTAATCAACCGCTTCTTGAATGAGACTGAAACTGAGCTTGAGGTAACTGTGGGTGATGGTAGTAACACCATGAAGTTCGCATTCCCACGAGCCAAGATCAATAGTGCAGACGTAGGTGTAGATGGCCCAACTAGCCGTGTTATCTCTCTATCATTCGTAGCACTCTACAACACAGCAGATGCAAGTAACTTAGTTATTACTCGCTCTGCATAAAGTACCCTAGCTAGGGCGGGGAAGCATTGGTGTCGGGTCTGATGCTTCCCCTTTTACCCGACCCGACAACTTTTACCCGAAAGGAAACTCGACATGGACTTAAAGAATTTAACCCCGACCAGCGACACTGTAGATGTCACTATTGTACATCCTACTAGCTTTGATGTCTTGAATAATGATGACGATACACCAATGGTTATCACTGTATATGCACCACACTCTAAAGAGTACAAGGCTGCTGTACATGAGCAAACCAATAAGCGTCTGAAGCAAGCACAGAATAAGAAGAAGGTAGAGATTACAGCAGAAGACCTAGAGGACGCTACTTTAGATTTACTTGCCAAAACTACTAAAGGCTGGAAGATTACTTATGGTGGCTCTAAACCTAAGTTCTCTATCGCTAAAGCCAAAGAGATTTACGCTGAAGTATTCTGGATAAGAGATCAGATTGAGGAAGCAGTAGCTAACTCTCTGGATTTTACGAAGGCCTGATTGAAGAACTGGTTGACTACGCAGAACATGAGTTCTCTATAAGTAGACCAGACAAGTCAGGCACATCAGAACGTGAACACTTAGAACAAGTAGAAAGGCAGACTGGACACAGACCAAAAGCATTAGATGGCCCCGACTTCCCATTGCTTATGTCTCATGTTTGGTCTGCCTTTATTGTTTTAAACGCAAGTAGAACTATGGGGTTCTCAGGCCCAAACCCGATAAGTTATCAAGAAATAAAAACATGGAAGGAGCTTACAGATACACCATTGTCTTCTTGGGAGATAGAAGCAATAAAACGTGTTGATGTAGTCTTTATGGGTATAACTAATGGCAACTGAAGACATTAAAATTGGCGTTGATTTTAGTGATTTAAAGGTCTTGAATGATTATTTAAATAGAACGTCAAATCAAGTAAACATATTAAGAGATAAAACAGATAAATCAACTAATACGTTTGCTAAGTACAGTTCTGAAGTTGACAGGTTGTCCAGAAAGTTTAAGCCCTTATACTCTACATCTAAGTTGTATGAAAAAACCCTTAAAGATTTAAATAAGGCACAACAGTTAGGGGTTATAACTGACAAACAAAGATCAGTAAGCATAGAAGAATTAAATAGAGATTTCCAGCGGGGTACTGGGATCTTTTCTGCTCATGCTAACATGATGAACAAAGGCATGAATAAACTTGGTGTTGCTACGCAACAAGCTGGTTATCAAGTGGGTGACTTTCTTGTTCAAGTTCAATCGGGAACAAACCCAATGGTCGCCTTTAGTCAACAAATGACTCAGATGGTTGGGGTTCTTTACCTCTTGCCACCAGCAACTCTAAATGCAAAAATCGGTTTCATGGGACTAAAGTTATCTATGAGCTTTTTAATTGCTGGTTTAGGCATTGCTATACCCTTACTTGGAGCCTTGGGTGCAGCTTTCTTAAGATCTGGTAAAGATGCTAAAGAGTCTTCTGCAGAAGTTGAAACTTTTGCAGATGCTATAGATAGTATAAATAAAAAGACTGATGAGTTAAATCAAAAGAGGCTTTCACTTGTAACTGAGTTTGATCCAGATGCATATAAAGCAAGGTTAAAACAACAAGGACTTATAGATAAAATTGTTGAGTTAGAAATTAGAGCCACTGGCGAAAAGAAAAGTCAGGCAGAGCTTACTTTAAACTTAGCGGATCTTTTTAAGAAGCAATTATCAGACGAAACTAAACTTTTAGCTTTAGCTTTAAATAGGAAAAAGAATGCTCAAGAAAGGCTAGATGATTTAGAGAAAGAGAAAAAAGTACAAGAAAAGTTACTAGATCTTCAAAAAGCCACTGCAGTATTAGCTATTAAAAATAATCAACTTGCAAAAGAGCAAGCAGCAGATCAAAAAGCAAGAGTAAAAGATATACAGACTGCAATAGATGCGGAGAAAAAGTCATTACAAGATAAAATACTCCTAGCTAAAGAAGAAGTAATTTATGGTAAAGACAGCGTACATTATCAAGACCTTGTTGCTAAATTAGAAAGAGATAAGTACGAAGCTCAACTAGAATCTAATGGTATTCTTGGTAAAAATAAAACAGAGGTTTTAGCTGTTTATGATAAATTACAATTACAACTTGGGGCATTAAAACTTGTAAATGACCAAGAGAAGGCAAGATTAAATCTTCTTAATTTACAGCAAAGTTTAATGCCCACAGGTCTTGCTAGTGGTCGTGGTGGTGATCCTAGACAGCAAGGCACCCGTTATCAACAAGAGTTTGGTTATAAGACTATAGATGAACTTATAGCAGAGTTTGAAGCTAAGACTAAGATTAATAAAGCAACAGAAAAAGCTATAGATCTTAACAGAGAACTGAGTGATGTACAGAAACAACAAGTGGCTATAGCTGATAGTGTCTCTGGAGCCTTTGGTAACTTCTTTATGCAGCTAGTAGATGGTACTACATCAGCTAAAGATGCCTTTAGATCTATGGCTGCTGACATCATACAACAGCTTTACAGGATACTTGTTGTTGAACAGCTAGTACAATCTATAGCTGGTGCTATTACAGGTGCATTTACTCCTGCCTCTGCTGCTGGTACTGGGGGTTCTGTAGCCCCACCTAAAGCCCCTAGAAGATATGAAGGTGGTGGATACACAGGCTCAGGCCCAAGATCAGGTGGCCTAGATGGTAAGGGTGGCTTTATGGCTATGCTACACCCTAGAGAGACTGTCATAGATCACACTAAAGGTCAGGGTTCTGGCGGTACAGTAGTGAACCAAGTATTCAATATCTCAGCTAATACATCAGACGATACTAAGAGACTTGTCACTCAGACAATAGCACAAGCCTCACCAGCTATCATCAATCAGTCCGTAGGTGCAGTTATGAACCAAAGACGTAGAGGTGGTGCAATGAAATCAGCATT